ACTCCGATTCTGCATCGGCTTCGAGGAGCGTGCCTGGAGACACGCCAATCGCGCAAGCCAATGCTTCAACGATGCCGATCTGGGTATCTACATTCCCCGCGAGCACGCGCGCGACTGAGCTTTGTGAGATCCCGGCCTTCTTGGCCAGTTTCACTTGGGTATCGATGGCCGGCGCACGGCCCATGTACGCCCGAACATTGGCCGCAAGCACTTCCCGTAGAGGTTTCCTTTTCATGCGGCTGATATTGCCGAATATGGATACCCTTTGAGGGATAGTTTTGCTGCAATGTCCACTTGAGGAAATATCCCCTAACGGATATGATGCGCACACTTGCATATTTTGTGGGGTTGGTAATGACGACTGAACCGATGTTGGATTCCGTCCTGCGAAGTCTTGATGCGACACGTGGCCGATGGCCCGAAATCGCCAAAAAGAGCGGCGTGCCGTACCAGACGTTGACGAAGATCGCCTTGGGCATTGTTGAGGATCCACGAGTGTCGACGGTGCAATCGCTGTTCGATTACTTCGCCGCGAATCCGACCTTGCCTGCCACGTTCGAAGGCTCGTGACGGGGCCAATATTCAAGCTCGCATCTTACAGACGAGCATGCGCAGTAAACAGAATGAAAAGCGGTGCCTACAAAGACCAGCTGGGGATCAGATGACCTGCAGATATAGCGGCACAGAGTGGCTCGACGTGCTGTACACGTCAGTCCGTAACACGCCGGGGGGCGTAGCAGATGCGGCGGCATTCCTCACCAATCGCCGTGGCAAGAGCATCGGGGCCGAATCGCTGCGACTCCGACTGCGTGGCGAAGGCGACAACCGGCTGTCGATGGAGATGTTCGAACTGCTCGTTGAGTGGATGGAAGAGAAGCGCCAGACGCAATATCTGGACGCAATCCATGCGCTCAACGAGCGGTTTGGGCTTCGTGCCGTACCCGCCGAAACACCGATTGATGGGGCGGCTGACAGCGTCGCGCTCGACGCCTTGGCTGTAGCCGGGCAAAGCGGGGTTATCGCCGAGACCGTCAAAAAGGCACTGAAGGACGGCCGCATCAATCGCACCGAGGCTGATGAAATTACGGTGGTGGGTCGTATGCAGCAGCGCCTGATCGACAAACTGTTGCGCACGGTCGGCGTCGCCAGCAAGCGCGCACCGTAACGCATCATGCAGTTCAACCGTGATATGTCGTGCTGCAATCCGCACCGCGAGCGGATCGGGCTTGCTTGCGACTTGAATCAGCAAATCACCTGCGCCGTCTCACGGCTGCTCTGGACGTCCGAGCATGCTCCGGATGGTGTTCTTCGCATTCTCGTTTCCCTGATTCGTACGTTCCCGCAAAACCTTGCGCTCGTCAGAGACGCATGCGTACGCGCACGCCTGTTGCCTGAATTCATTGAGCGCGCGGCGATGGAATGCGCTGCGCTCGGAACCAAAACGGAGCGGCACGAATACAGGGCTCAATTTTCAGCGGGGTTGGGCGCTGCGGACCTGCAGCGCTTTGATGACCTGATGACAGCCGAGTGGAAACGTCTGCGCGGCAAACAATAAGGAGATCAACAAAGTGACTTTGAAACGCTCATTGAACCGCACGCATCTGAACCGGGTGCGCCGTGCTCGCCATCACATTGCAGCGTGGCGACTACGCTATGCCGGCCCTGACGCACTCGACCGATCGGACATTAACGCGGCTCTGCTGTTCTTCGGGCTACGTCAATCAGAACGTCACGCATCTGAATCAGGATCCGGTCGAACAGTTCATCAGCCACCGGGTTCAGGTAGTGCAGGTCTTCCGGCTGATCTTTCTTGAGTTCGTGCCACCGTTCGAGGTCGTTCACAAAGGTTGGTAAGTCGATTGCGCCTTGCTTCACCAGTGCGCAGATAACGCCGGTAGAAAACTGGCACACGCCTTCAGCAACCTGTTGCGCCTCGTCGGATTGCAGGAACGGGAAAGATTTCATGTTGTGCTCTCGTAGTGTGTGATGGGTGCCGCGCGCGAAGCGGCCCCGCCGAGTTTAAAGGAGAACCCCATTGTCAACCTTGGATCAGATCGTGCAGCAACTGGTTGCTGCCGGCCATCCTAAACTTCCCGATGGTCATCCCATCGCCGATGGCAAGCCGCATCGCTATGGTCCCAAGCGTAAGCATTGGTACTCGTTGCATGAGGTTGTTAAGGCGGGGCAGGTTGTCGGTTTCATCGGCGCATATGGTTGCTGGTCTGGTGACGACAACGGCGCGCAGTCGTTCGCATGGCAAGGCGGTTCGATCTCCGCCGAGGACATGGCGGCGACGAAGGCGCGGCAGGCCGCGATGGAGCGCGACGAAGCGCAGAAGCGCGCACACGCTGCCAAGCTTGCCGCAAATCGGGCGCGCGATCAGTGGCAGAAGGCACACTCGGATGGCACGTCTGCGTATCTCGATCGCAAGCAGATCACGCCTGAAGGTGTGCGCTTTGACGACGAAGGCACAACGCTGGTTCCGATGTTTCGGTACGCAGACACCATCCAGCTCGTCGGCCTGCAAAAGATTGCGCCCGATGGCGCGAAGCGCTTTAACAAGAATATGGAGAAGAAGGGCGCAGCGTATCTGCTCGGCGACATTGGTGCTGATGACAAGGTGGCGATGCTCGCTGAAGGCTACGCGACTGGTCGATCTGTGCGTATGGCGACAGGCGATGCGATCCCTCTTTGCGTGTGCTTTGACGCGGGCAACATTTTGTCGGCTGCGCGATATCTGCGCGAAGCCTATCCGCATGTCCATCTGTTGATCTGCGCTGATGACGACTGGAAAGTTGAACAGCGTCTGCAAGACTTCCTGTCCGCTGATCTCGGCTACGCTGGTGAGTTCGTCATTGGCGCGGACGCGGTCCGTATCGAAGGCAAAGGTACTTGGTATAGCGCGCGTGCGGCGTTCGTGCGTGATGCGCACAGCGTTGGTTATGTCGAGCTGGTGTACGGCAACGATGTTATGCCGGAGCGCAGAAAGCGCTTCGAGAATGCCGGTCTCAAGCGCGCATACGAGGCCGTCGCAGATGTCGGTAATGCGAGCGTCGTGTTCCCGCGATTTGCGGATCGCGGCGACCGGAAGTTGACGGACTTCAATGATCTGCATTGCGAGGAGGGCCTCGATGCAGTGGCCGCGCAGGTTCAGTCAGCGCTGGCCCCGGCGCCGGATGCCGTGTTGTCGCACGGAGATCCGTGCGCGGCTTTGCCGGAAGAGTCGACGGATCATCTGTATCCGCAAGCGGTACTGATCGTACGCAACTCGCGTCGCCCGTCCGTAACGCTTCTCCAGCGCGAGCTGCGCATCGGATACAACCGCGCTGCACGCCTAATCGAGTGCATGGAAACGAACGGTGTTGTGTCGGCTGAACATCCGAACGGCACTCGTGACGTGATCGGCTCGGATGGGGCGATAGACCCCTCTACCGCTGGCGCTGCGGACGAGGCACCGCCGGCCCATGAGGTCGAAAATGGTGCGCATGTGTGGGAGCGAGATCTTGCGTACTCGGACAAGGGAAAGCTGCTGCCGACGCTCGGCAATGTGCATCTCATTCTGTCGAATCATCCTAGGTGGAAGGGTGTCATCGCGCAGGACGACTTCGCAGGCCGCGTCGTCAAACGCGAGCTCCCTCCTTTTCAACAGGCCGAACTCGGCGAATGGTCCGATATGGACGATATTCGTTGCGTTTTGTGGTTGTCGCAAAAGTACAGCATCGCTGTGCGGCAGGACATTGTGATGAGCGCGGTGCTGCTCGTTGCGGATCAATGGCATTACCACGACGTGCGTGAATATCTAGAAGGCTTGGAGTGGGACGGCAAGCCCCGGTTGCAGCATTGGGCGCAAAACTACCTGCAGGTCAGCGACAGCGAGTACGTGCGGCTGGCCGGTATGAAGTGGATGATCGCTGCTGTGGCCCGCGTCATGCGTCCTGGCTGCAAAGCGGACAACGTACTGATTCTGGAGGGTAAGCAGGGCTGGGGTAAGTCGACGGCGCTAGAGATTCTGGCAGGAAAGCAGTGGTACACGAACTCGCCGATCCGCATCGGTGACAAGGATTCGTACGCGGTGATGGCAGGCAAGTGGATCGTCGAGCTGGCCGAACTGGACTCGCTGAACAAGAGCGATTCGTCGGCAGCAAAGAGCTTTTTCGCGACAGAGACGGATCGTTTCCGCAACTTCTATGGCAAGCGGGCAACCGACGTGCATCGGCAGGGCGTTTTCGCCGGCTCGGTTAATTTCGACACGTACCTGAAAGACGAGTCTGGCAATCGACGCTACTGGCCGCTTCGTGTGAGTGGTCCGATTGACCTCGAAGGGCTGCGCAGGGATCGCGACCAGTTATGGGCAGAGGCGGTGCAACTCTATCGCGAGGGCGTTGTATGGCACGTCAGCGAAAGCGAGCGGCCTTTATTTGAAGTCGAGCAGACCGAGCGGTATGAAGGCGACGTGTATGAAGATAAAATTGCGCGCGATCTCGAAACGCGTGGCCGCGTCACCATGGAGGAAATTCTCAGCGACGTTTTGAAGCTCGATACATCGAAATGGACATTGCCCGAACAACGCCGCGTCGGCAAAGCGCTGAAGTCACTCGGTTGGGTGCGCAAGCGGGAATCGACAGGAAAGCGCGGCTGGTTTTACGTGCAGGAAGAAGAGTTGCCGCCGCCTGTCGTTGCGACCGTGGTGCATACCGGAGGTGATGATGACAGCGCGCTTTGATACCGGTCTTAGCGCGCCGATCGCATGCACTCGTCGCGCCATCGCGCCAGCTTTGTCGCGCCGTTGCGTCAGCGTCGGCGCGCCGCTTTCGGCCCATGTCCCGACGTCTCAAGGGCGTCCCTCGCGTGTGTGTGCGTGTGCGCGACATGCGCGACGTGCAGGGGTGTGCGCATGTCGCACGCGCGCGCACACCCACGACCCTTTTTCCTTGGGACATTAGGACATTGGGACAATAAAGGGGGTTTCGATGATCGATCTAAAAGAACAAGCCGGGATTGCGATGAATGTGCAGGGTCAGTTTTCCGACCCGATTGCTGATCCCCAAGTAACTTTGGGCGCACTCGCGTTCGCTGATGATCTCGGGCGATTGTTGTGGCGCATGAAGTACGGGCAGGACGTGAAGCGTGCGGGGCTGCACCGAGCCACATTGCTCCTCGCGAGTCGCATTCGATGGTCGGGTAAATACGCGCGAAAGAAATTCACGGGCCTCGCCCACGAGGAAGCGCGTCTGCGTCGCGCGGGGAAGAAAGTCGAGCGCACGCTCGCGGATATCGTGGAGCGCTTTGCGCGCCGTGTCATCATCGAATGGGTGGCGGATCTCTGCCCTGCATGCAACGGAATCGGCGTAAAGGGTAGAGTGCATCAACAGCGCGCACCGCTTGTCGTGACTGTTGAATGCGAGGCATGTCGCGGAATGAAATTCACGGTGGTGGATGAGGAGCGAATCCCGTTTGCTCACAATCCCGACGGACGTGGTCCGCTTGTCTTTCGAGAGTACCAACGATGCGATGCCTGCAACGGGTTAGGCGCAAAGCGCATCGAACAAAAGCCTCCGCGCGACAGTCGACAGATCTGCGATGCATGTGGAGGCAGCGGACGGTATGCAGTCGACGAGCCAGCGCGGGCGCTCGCACTCGGCGTGTCACTTGGGATCTACCGGACACATTGGGCGCAGCATTTTCGAGGGCTGCTTGCATCGCTCGATGCGATCGATGGTCGTGCAACCGACACTGTGCGACGACAGGTGCAACGATGAAAATCTTGCAAACCAAGATCAAACCGAATATATTTCGCGCATCCTTTACTGAGTCACTGGATAAACGCAGCGCCCGCGCAAAGGTGGCGCAACCCTGTCCCGGCTGTCGTACTGCATTGCGCGAGCGGCGCAACCAATAAGACCAAAAGCCAGTCGGGAATCGTTCGGAGGGCGTTCGCCCTCACGAACCGTGAACATCAAAGCCCTGAGTGCGAGAGCCTCGGGGCTTTTTGCATTGGGCGTCCGATGGCACGAAGCTCGTTTTCAATGACGCTGGACAAGTCGCAGCTCGAGGCGGCTATCGACGCGAACGTCAACCGGCAGCTACCGTTCATCATCATGACGGGGCTGAACAACACGGCGAAGGACGGTCGCAGCGCATTGCGCACTGCGATGCCGCAGTACTTCGACAGGCCGACACCGTACACGATGAACTCGGTTCGCATCACGTATGCGACGAAAGCGAATCTCGTTTCAACGGTTGGCTATAAGGACGAGTCGTTCAAAGGCACGCCCGCGACGAAGTATCTGTTGCCGGAGGTCGAAGGCGGGAATCGCAACGTCAAGCGCATGGAGGAAAGTCTGCGTCGCGTCGGCTTGCTGCCTGCGGGCATGTATCTCGTGCCCGGCTCCGCTGCGAAGCTCGACCAGTACGGCAATGTATCGCGCGGTCAGATCGTCGAAGTGCTTGCATATCTACAGGCATTCGGTGAACAGGGCTATCGGGCAAACATGAATGCGAAGCGGCGCGATAGATTGTCGCGCGGCATCAAGGGAGCGAGAGGCTACAGCTACTTTGTATTGGTACGGCGCGAAGGCAAGCTGTTGCCCGGCATCTATCTGCGTCAGCACTACGGCAGCGATCCGCGTATTGCACATCTGGCATACGGTGCGGCGAAGCCCGTGTTCATCTTCGTCAATACGCCGCAGTACTCGAAGAGGTTTCCCTTCGATGACATCGTCAGCACGACGGTGGAGGAACGACTCGGTGCGAACGCGGCGGCGGCATTTGCCCTTGCCCTGTCGACATCGCGGTGAGGTCGCGGAGACGCACAGAAATGGTGCAAAATCGCGTGATTTTCGGGGCAAATCGCTGAAAACATAGGGGAAACCCCCATTGATGCAAGGTCTGGGGCCGACCGGCCTGCGAAAACGCGTGGGTCCTTCCCGCGACCCCGGATTTGAGGGTAATTCGAGCCCCATCGGTCGTGCGGTCAAAGCAACTTTTCAGGGTGGTCACTGGGTGGTCAGGTGGTCACTTTCTGGTGGTCATAGGTGGTCAACATGGCTGAAGTCAGCATGCGCGCGTTCGCGCGCCACATGGGCGTCGCGCTCAATGCCGTGCAGAAGGCCATCAAGTCCGGACGCATCCAGCAGACAGCTAGCGGCAAGATCGATCAGGAGGAGGCCGAACGCGCATGGCGTCGGAATACCGACGAGTCACGTCGTTCCTTCACGGATCTCTCCCGTCAATCGCTTGCCAATACGTCGCCGTCGACAGCATTTCCTCCGGCTGATTCTGATGACGACGACCTTCCTGCTGCCGCGAGCAACAGCGAAGACCCGCATATGGCCGCTTATCGCGCTGCGCGTGCTGCAAGAGAACAGACGCGGCTGGAGCGAGATCGCATGGAGCTGGAGCGTGAGCGCGGGACGACGCTGGCGCTATCGGAGGCACAGCGACTTGCGTTCACGGCATTTCGCACGGTGCGCGATAACGTGATGAACATTCCGGTGCGCATGAAGGACGCGCTCGCGGCGGAAACGGATCCCATACGGATCGAATCGATGCTCGATGCGGAGCTGGTGCGAGCGCTCGCATCCGTCGACGCCAAGGCGTTGCTGAGCGAAAACGAAACGGACGATGCCGATGGGAGCGACCGAAGCATTCCTGAGGACGATTGAGGAGGCCATACGGCCCGACAAGCGGATCGGCATTGCCGAGTGGTCAGAACAGCACCGCGTCCTGCCTGAGAGCAGCCCTGAGCCCGGCAAATGGCGTAATGAGCGTACACCGTACCTGGTGGGCATCATGGATGCCTTGTCGGGGCAGGCCAGCACGGTCACCCGCTACGCGCACGATGACGATCGGCCGTTCGATAACAGTCGGATCATTACCGTTGGTCTGATGAAGGGTCACCAGCTCGGCGGCTCGGCACTCGGTGAAAATTTCATCGGGCGTGCGATCACGACGGCGGCGGGCAACATCCTCGCTGTGTTCGCGACGCTCGACGATGCGGAGAAATGGGAGCTGGACCGCTTCGAGCCGATGCGTCAATCGACGAAGGAATTGAAGCGTCGTGTCCGCGACAGTAACAAGAAAGGTAGCGAGAACACGAAGCTTCGAAAGAAGTTTCCGGGCGGCTTCATGAATCTTGTCAGCGCGACGCGCGCTGGCCGATTGAAGTCGACGACGGTGCGCTATGCGCTGCTTGAAGAAATCGACGAGTACGAACTGAACGTCGACGGACAGGGCAATCCGATCGACCTTGCGACGAACCGCACAAGCAACTTCGGTCGTCGCGCAAAAATCTTCGCGAACAGTACGCCTACGATCAAGCGCCGCTCGCAGATCGATAAGCTGTATCAGCGCGGCGATCAGCGTCGCTATTTCGTGAGATGTCCCGACTGCGGGTCACCGCAGTTTTTCGATTGGCGCAAGGGCATGCAGCGCTCGCCGGCGGATCCGCGCGTCGTGCTGTACTACTGCCAGACGGGATGCGGCTCTGGTAATCCGGAGAGCTTGTGGAAGACGCGTGGCTATGAGGGCGCGTATTGGATGCCGACGGCACCGGGTGACGGAAAGACCGCGAGCTTCCACCTGAGCGCGTTGTATGCGCCACTCGGCTGGCGTCCGTGGTCGGAACTGATGGACGACTGGGAGGCCGCGCAGAGCGACACGGAAAAGATGATTGCGTTCGTCAACAACGCTCTTGCGGAGTGCTGGGAAGACAAGAGCGCGGAGATGAAGTGGGAGACGATCAAGCGCCGCGCTGAACCCTACAAACTGCGCACGATCCCGCTCGGTTGCCTGCTGCTGACGTGTGCGGTCGACACGCAGAACGATCGTCTGGAAGTCGAGATCTCGGGCTGGGGGCGCGGTATGCGCAATTGGACGATCGATCACGTTGTGTTTCGCGGAGACCCTGCGCTGCCTGATGTCTGGGAAAAGCTCGACAAGCTGCTGGAGACGCCAATCATCAATGCGTTCGGTGTGCCTATGCGTATCGAGCTGTGCGGCATCGACTCAGGTGGTAGCCGGACGCAGGACGTGTACGACTACTGTCGCCTGCGTCGGCATCGGGGCGTGTTTGCATTGAAGGGTGCGAAAGACAAGCACAAGCCGATCATCGGACGACCCACTGATCAGGATGTAACGGTCAAGGGTAAGACCTATAAAAATGGTGTGAAGCTGTGGCCGGTCGGCACGGACACCGCGAAAAGCCGGATCTTCGGTGCACTGGTTGCGGATGACGAGCGCGAGGTTGTCGACCGCTTGATCCATTTCTCGACGGATCTGGACGACGAGTACTTCGAGCAGCTCACGGCTGAGGCCTATAACCCGTCGAAGGACCGATGGGACCGTCTGCGCAAGCGTAATGAAGCGCTCGATCTGAAGGTCTATAACTTCGCTTGTGCCTATCACCCGCGTCTCCGCCTGAATACCTATTCCGAAGCGGATTGGTCGGCGCTGGAGGCGGTTGTAGAGCCGCGCACGCAGGACCTCTTTGCTTCTGCTCCGGCCGATTTGCCGGAGGCGACGCAACCTGCTGCCGCAGCACGCAGTGATCTGGCAAAGGGCATCCTGCGCGATGTAGCAGAGCGGCTCGGTCCCGATCATCCGAAACACGATGAGTTGATGGAAATGGCTAACACGCCCGTCGAAGAATCGCCGTCCACCGTCGCGACCGCTGCTCCCGAGCCGGCGCCGCAAGCGGCTGGATGGATACCTCGGCGGGATAACTGGTTGAGGCGATAGATATGGCATTCACGCAGCAGAATCTTGACGCGATCGAGGCGGCGATCTCGTCCGGTACGTTGACGGTCGAGTACAACGGCAAGCGGATCACCTATCAGTCGACCGCCGATCTGATCCGCGTGCGCAACATGATCAAGTCCGATCTCGACAACCGTTCGGGAGTGGGCACGTCGCGTTCGAGCATTGGCACCTATAGGCCGTATTGACATGAAAGCAAACCTACTCGACCGTGCGATCGAATGGATCGCGCCTCGCCACGGTGCGGCCCGCATGCGGGCTCGCATGACGCTGGCGGCGGTGCGGGGCTTCGATGGCGCTAAGCGTGGTCCGCGAGCTGCGGGGTGGCGGGCATCAGGTGCCAGTTCGCTGGCGAACCTGATGCCGTCGCTCGCAACACTGCGCAATCGCGCTCGCGACCTTGTCGTCAACAATTCGCACCTTCGGCGTGCACTGCGTGTCATGGTCGCAAATGCGATCGGCACTGGAATTCAGGCCAAGTTCGCATCGAAACGTCAACAGAAGGCGTTCAAGCGCTGGATAAAGTATTGCGATGCTGATGGTCTGCTCGATTTCTTCGGTCTGCAGGCCAAGGCCTACCGCGCGATGAAGTTGTCGGGTGAGGTACTGGTCCGGTATCGGCGTCGTCGACCAGGCGACGGCTACGAGGTGCCGCTTCAGATCCAGATTCTCGAAATCGACTATCTGGATTCGCTGAAGGTGGGCAACGTCGACGGCGGGTTCATTCTGGCAGGGGTGCAGTTCAATCTGATTGGTCAGCGCGTTGGCTACTGGTTGTTCGATCAGCATCCGGGCGAAGTCGCGCAGGTGCCGAAAAACATGGTGAGTCGGTTTGTGCCGGCGAGCGAGGTTTTGCACATCTTCGATGCGATCGACAGGCCGAACTCGGTGCGCGGCTTCCCATGGTTGGCGTCGGCTATCTGGGCCGCGCGCGATCTCGACGAATACCAGGACGCGGAGCGCATCCGGAAGAAGATCGAAGCGTGCTTCGCTGTCTTCGTCAAGTCGAACGACGAGCAATTCCGCGCAGGCATGCCGGGGGTGTCAAACCCGGGTGATGGCCGTCGCGTGGAATCACTTTCACCAGGGATGATCGAATACCTCCGGAACGACGAAGAGGTCCAGTTTGCGGCACCGCAGACGAACGAGGGCTATGAGGCGGGCGTGCGAATCGATCTGCGTTCTATCGCCGCCGGGACCGATACGACATACGAGCAGTTGACGGGCGACTACTCGCAGGTGAACTTCACCAGCGGGCGGATGGGAAAGATGGAGTTCAACCGGATGCTCCTGCAGGAGCTATGGTTGATCTTCATTCCGATGTTCTGCGAAGCAATTGCAGGCCAGTTCGCCGCAACGGCATATCTTGCGGGGGTAACGTCCTCGCCGGAATATGACGTAACGTGGTCGCCGAACCGGATCGAAATGATCGATCCGTTGCGTGAATCAAATGGACTGATCGCATTGATCGAGGCGCGTCTGAAGAGCCGACATCAGATCATCCGCGACCTCGGCGACGACCCGGAAGAAACCGATGCTGAAATCAACGCCGATCCGTTGAACACGCCAGAACCGGAGCCCGCTGGCACGGCTGATTCAGGCAGGGCGTACGAGCGCGTTACCGCGCGGCTACGCCGTCTGGAGCTGCTGGTGATGTCGGCAGAGCCCTAGCCAGCCAAAGTGACTTTGACCATAAACGCCCGCCATTCGCGGGCGTTTTCATTTGGAGTGAACCATGCCTGTTCCAGCACAGGGGCAACGCGGCGGCGCTGGGGCGACCGCTGACTCGATGCCACTTTTCACCCGTCTGCAGCCTGTGTCCTCGGTCAATGCGGACAGCCGATCCATCGCCGTGACGTGGACGACCGGCGCGCAGGTGCAGCGTTACGACTGGTGGCGCGAACGCAGCTACCTCGAGGAGCTGAGCCCGGATCCTTCCGCTGTGCGGATGGGGCGATTGCAGTCGGGCGCGGCCCCTTTTCTGCGCGATCACGATACCTGGGACGGCATTGATTCTGTTCTTGGCGTCGTCGACAGCGCAACGCTTGATCCTGCGACGGGGACGGGCGACGCAATGTGTCGTTTCTCCGCGCGCGACGACGTGCAGCCGTACTTTCAGGATGTCGTCGACAAGATCCTGCGCAACATCTCTTTCGGTTATCGCGTGTACGCGATCGACATGATCCCACCGGGTCAGGAAGGGAACGACACGTGGATCTATCGCGCAACCGACTGGGAGCCGTACGAGATTTCACTGGTCTCGATCC